CCTGAGTGCAAGCCGAATCTTGAAGGTACAGACCCCTCACCATATTTACGTGTCCCAGACGACACGATTCGTCGAGAGTGTTATTCAGTTGACCTCACCGCCGCAAGCGATCACATACCATTCTGTGTTGCTGCAGCAATTAATCAAGGTATATGGCGAGCACTGAATATACGACCTTATGACCCAATCAGAAAACTAATGAACCTCGCTTCGGGCCCAGTCCATTTCGTCGAACACGACGGACCAAAATCTTGTTTAGGCTCGAAATTAATATTTACCCATAAATATTCGCAACGAGGTCTTCTTATGGGTATGGGTCTTGCTTGGCCCTATTTGAATATAATAAATTCCTTTGCGTCCAGAACCAGTCGAGATCGTTATGGATTCGTATCCAAAAGTGAGCGTAGGTCTCGGGATACGATTATTGCTGGTGATGACCTATTTGGTTACTGGACTCATAGAAGAACGATACGCTATGAACGTACGATGAAAAAACTAGGTCTCATAATAAATAAATCAAAAACATTTAGATCTAGTTCTACGGGTATATTCACTGAAAATCTAATTATGGTCGGCCGACGAGTCTATCGACCAAGAAAAGAGGGAACCTGTGTGCCTACTGTTAAATTTAATACTTATGCACGCCTCTATCTTAGTCAAATGACTCTCGCGAAAAATGTAGATATTAATGGTCGACCTAGAGATGAATTATTACCTGTTTATCGTACGATCGGACCCTGTCTCCGTCAAATTTCTCAGCTTAAGATTCCAAGTTGGCAAAAGAATCGAGCCTATTCTCAAGTGGAACGAATACATTCCAAGACAATAAATCACTTGAACAAGGCGCGAATCCCATTGTACTGTCCGAACTCTCTTGGAGGAGCCGGAGGTCCCCTGTGCCCTTGGAAATATAGAATTTCAAAAGCTGAACGTCTATCCGCTTCGCTTATCCTATCGAATAACGATAGGACATTCAGAACTAGTGCTATGAACCAACTCGCATATTTTTGGAACAACCAGTACCTACGAGACCCGCTAGGAAAAGAGCTTGCTAAAGCTCGCAGCGACGTCGAAGGTCTAACAGTCGCCAAACATACGCAGGCACCCAAAAAATACGAGATAATTACAAAACTAATAGGTTCAATTAGCACACTTGATTCTCTAAGCTTCCAACCGATCGTACCAGAACGCCAAAGGAGAAATGTTAAATATTATCCAGACGAGAGTGGCTACAAGGCAAAACCCCATAGTCTCTTTAAATACTCTCGAAACAGAAGAAAAC